ATGTATGCGGCCGATGCAAGCCGTAAAGGCGTGGACATGTTGCGGCTTAACGTGCGTACATTCTTACAAACTTACGATCCGTTTCAAGATATTAAATGGATTGATTTAACAGGGTTGTACGATGAATTAAATATGGTTACATGCAGGCAAGCATTGGAGCAAGTGTGTGAGATATTTAATGTTCGATTCATGCACGCTAACGGCGGCTATTGGATTACTGATGTAACTTCGTATGCAGGTACTACAATCCCATACAGGCGCTATGATAGCAGTATGGTTTATAAGACAACGGGAACCTACAGCCATAGGCAAGCGCTTGGAAATTTGCCAGCGCGTCCACAATGGGCGGCTAAACCTAATTTGTATTATCAGCCAGTATCGCGCCAATGTATAATTGACACCGAAAGATTAAACATAGCCTATACGTCGCGCTATAGGGGCAATGCAAGCATAAACGCTTATGAATTAATTGCGACAGAAATACCCACGGGGTCAACTCCAAACGCCGTGCCGTTTAAGTTTAAGATATTAGTGAGATTTGCATATCCTGCAAACTCTACTAAGAACTACGAGCAGGCCGAAATTATACATAGGGTTTGGCTGGAGGATAGCAGCGGAAATAAAAAGCAATTGGATGCAAATGGCTATTGGGTTAGTACTTCGTTTGTTGATCCAACCAATGAAAAAATAGATATTAAAAATCAGCAAGGTAACTGGATAACTTACAAGTTCGAAAAGCAATGCACCACAGCACCAGTTGGATTTGACAAGCTTAGCATTAGTATTGATGAGGTTAACGTAATAGCTCCAATGTTTTCAAAAATTGGGGGATGGCGCACCGGTGGAACAATACGCGACGACGTGGCGTTTTGGGGCAGCATTGACGTGGCATTTGCAACAACTTCGGACTACCAAAATCCCGACTATGTGTTTGAAGTTACTGAATTATTTAACGCCAGCGCAGCTAATTTAGCGAACAGCACACAGATTGAATTGCAGCCGAAGTATTACTACAGCGGAAATAAATACGGCGTTGGTAATATATGGGCTAACGATGGAACGCAGTGGGTAATTGCTGACGAATTTTATGGCGGTTGGGATTCAATAACCAAAGGCACGCCAACTAAAATGCTGGGCGTTGGGTTATCTTCGTTGTATGCTGATTTCGTGCCAGTAGTGCGCGGCACTTGGATTGATTCGGGAAGCTTGGATTTAGTGAAGTCGTTGTACTTCGATAACTACACATGGGTATTAAATGGGGTTAGCTTTAACCCAAGGCAAGACCAATGGGAAGGCGAATGGTTGGGCGTTGCACCGGTGTACACTAACACTACAACAACAGGCGAGGGCTTGCGGATTGGAAACACGCAAGACGGGATTGTGCGCGACAGATTGAATTTAATTGAAACGCAAGTGAACAATTATCAATCTATGTTAAGCGACATGCCCGATACTATTTTAGGGTATCTTTGACGCGAGCATAACGTATACCAACGGCACGCATACAATAACGAATGGGTACGAGCTGATAATTTGCGATAGTACTGACGGCAACGTAACGGTTAACCTGCCAGACGCGGACGAGAATAAGGGCAAAAAATACTACTTTATTAAAATAGCCAACCCGCACACGGTTACTATTAGCGGCGGTACGTTCAATATAAACGGCAGCACAGCAACCACAATTAATAATCTATACGGAAGCAAGACGGTAATATCCAACGGCACGCAATGGTATATTATCGGAAGCGTGTAAATTGTTAACGTAAGCGCGGCGCTGATTGATTAAATTTGAAACATGGCAAATCCTTCAATCGACATAGCCGTAGGCGGTCAAGGTTTTAAATACCACGCGGCTTCAACCGTTACTGGTGTTTCTTACGATTCATTGGTAGTGCGTGAAAATACTGTTTTTACAAGTTTCACCGTGAAAGGTGATAACGAAGCAAGCGGTAGTAATGTATTAACTGCACGGGGCATGAGTGGAATTACTTTTTTGGCTGGCGAATTTTTGCCTGCTGGTAAAGGTTACACAATAACCGGCTTCGTAATTTCGAGCGGAAGCGTAATAGGTTATTAATATGCCGAGAATAGGGGTAGGCGTTGGCCTTGATCGTGTACACTTTGCAACGTACCACGTTTATCTTATATGTTTGGCAGTTGCCCAGCGGTGTTGTTAGAACCGCAGAGGACGAATAGTTTGCGTAATAGCACGATGCAGGGTGCGGTTGAAGGAAGTCCTGGGACTTTGCCGACAAACTGGGTAAGTCAATCAACCGCTGGATTAACATTACAAGTTGCATCCGTAGGGACACAAAATGGACTTGATTATGTGGACATTCGATATAGTGGTACTGCAACATCAACAACCATACGTTTATTTTGGGAAGCAAATAATCAAATTGTTGCCGCTGATGGTCAGATTTGGACAAGCAGTTTTTATACATCAATTTCAGGTTCAGCGTTACCGAGTAATTATAGATTGGGGGTTGCTACTAACACCTCAGCAGGATTTTCGGTAAGTTCTATTGTTGCTACCCCTAACATCACTCAATCAACTACATTAACTCGTTATGATAGAGTAATGACATTACCAGGGGGGGCAACCGTTGCAAGGGCTCAACCCGGAGTTTATGTGACAGTTGTTAACGGACAATCTTATGATTTTACAATAAGAATAGCAGCACCACAATTTGAATTTGGGCAATTTGTAACTACATATATCAATACAACCAATGCCGCAGCAACACGATTGGTAGATACATTTACTCGAAATAACATTTACACCAATGGTTTAATTTCTGCAAGTGGTGGAACTTTATTTATTGAAATGCTCAACAACATTGCATACACAAGAGATGCAGCCGCACAAGGTATAGGTATTGGGGATTCAAGTTCAACAATTGCCAATGGATTTTTGATTGTGAATACTGGAACGGGTAGACAAGTAATTCAAAAAATAATTGCAAGTGCAACTACTAATTTATTCACTACAACAACCGACACTATTAAAATTGCTATCAAATGGAATGGAACGAGTGCTGATGTGTTTGTGAATGGAGTTAAACAAGTTAGTGCAACTGCATTTACAACTACAATAATGGAATTTTTAAACGGAACTGGGGCGGGAATACCAAGATGGATTAAAACAATGGCACTATACCCAACGCCTTTAAGTGATGCAGATTGCACAGCCTTAACAACATAACAATATGATATTTGCAAAATTTGAATTACCGCAAGACAAGTGGGAAGAAATCAACCCCACATTAGAAAACTGTCATATTGTTGAATTAGGCGTGATTAATACATTATTTGCCGTTGATATTTTGTTTGATGGCGAACCCAACGAAGATTTATTGATTTACGAGGTATTTCCTGAACCTTGTGGATTACATACATTTTTAGGAATGGAAGATTTATATTTAGAACGATTTAACGATTTTAACCCAAGCGATGAACAAGTTTAACGATTCCGCAGCCGATAGTTTAGCAGCCGTTAGTGGTGTTAGTGCAGTTGCTCATTTCGCTACAGAAATACAACCCATAATTTCCGCAAGTGCAGGAATAGTTGCAATTGTTTCGGGTTTACTTGCCTCAATTTATTATATAGTGAAGATATGGCAAAGGTTAAAACATCAATAACACTATTTCGTAAAAAGCCAAAACGCAAGTTAGGCAGACATACCAAACACATTAATAAACATAAATCGTGGAAACCAAATCGAGGTCAAGGGTGAAGTTCAAACCCTATTTTTCGCCAACACCTAAAAGAATTCGCATTTTTGGCGATAGTTTAGCCGCTGCATCTATAATGGTTGCAGGATTTAATATGTCTGAACCCTCCGTGATGATAGGTTGTGCAGTCGTTGGTGGATTAGGTAAATTCCTATCAAACTTTTTCACAATCGAATAAATCCTATTTATAAGTGATGTTTCATCGGATTAATTTTCACGACAATAAACTACCTGCGTTCAAAGAGAATAAAGCAAAGGGTATCTATACATTTGGAGAGGATAATTTGTACCCTGAATTTCTCATTGAAATGTACAATAAAAGCCCAAAACACAACGCTATTGTTTCGGCAAAGGCATCTTATGTTGCAGGGGTAGGTACGTCCATCAAAGGACAAGATACCGCGATAATCGCAAAGGCTCAACAAAAAGTTGAATCTATCAATGCTTACGAGAGTTTAGACGAACTCAAAGCCAAAGTAGCCGATGACTTAGAATTGTTCAATGGGTTTGCAATGGAGGTTATTTGGTCAAGAGATAAGCAAAAGATATCCGAGATTTATCACTTGCCTTTCCAAAAAGTCCGTAAAACATTAGACGATAAATTTGCATTTTGTGAAGATTGGTCAGACCGCAAATGTGAGATAATCGAATACACCCCATTTAACCCTATCACTCGTGAATCTAAGCAGTTGTACTATTGCCAACTATACAGAGCAGGACAAGGAATCTACCCTTTACCCGACTATGTAGGAGGATTGAAGTACATTGAAATAGACACGGAAATTTCTAATTGGCATTTAAACTCAATCAAAAACGGATTTTCTGCTCAGACCTTAATACAAATGTTTAAGGGTTATCCAACACCTGAAGAAGCAAGGAAAACCGAAAGAGCATTAAAGAAAAACTACACGGGTACAGACAATGCAGGTGGATTGATTATTCAGTATAACGACCCGAACGAAAAGGAAAGCATAATTAACAACCTACAACCAAGCGATTTTGACAAACAATTTGATATCTTAAATAAGACCGTACAACAAGAGATTTTTGTATCGCATAAGGTAAACTCCCCAATGTTGTTTGGAGTGCGTGTAGAGGGTCAATTAGGCGGTAGAAGTGAATTAATAGAAGCCTATGAGATGTTTCAATCTTCCTACGTTGAACCAAGACAGAAAAAGTTAGACGATGCGTTAACGTACTTGTTTGAATATATTGCACCGGTACAACTACGAAGTGAAAACAAACCACCATTAGGTATCAACTACCAAGAACTATTTACCGCAGGGATTATAGACAGAGAAGAAGTTAGAAAAGAGTTAGGGTTTGAAACTAAAGTAAAACTATCCGCACAAAACCCTTTTGGTTGGGATGACGAAAGAGATTTACAAGTGTTTGCTAAATACGGAGAATCTGCTGACTTATACGAGGAAGTAAAGTTTGAGTTTGGCGATGCTTTGAATAAGGCGATTCTAAACATATTAGCCGAGAATCCCGGTCTACAAACTGGTGACTTGGTTAACCTTACAAAACAACCTGCACAAAACGTAATGGATGCACTAACCGAGTTGATTAAATCCGATAGGTTAGCACCCGAAATGAACGGCTATAAAATTACTGCAAAGGGTAGGGATTTAATTAAGGGATTGAACACCGAGTTAGTAGTAAGATATCAATACGAGAAAGCACCAGGTATTGAGGGCGATTTATTAATACCAACATCTCGTGATTTTTGCCGTAAAATAGTAGAATCAAACAAGGTATTCAGTCGTGAGGATATCAACCAAATGAGTGCAGAGTTAGGATATGATGTATGGAAGCGTAGAGGTGGATGGTATCACAATCCAAATACAGACACAACAACTCCACAATGCAGACATTTGTGGCAACAAAAGGTAATGATTAGAAAGAAATGAGCAACTTCGTATATTTTATAAGCACGTCCTACCTCAAGGACAATTCCGCAATCAACGAGAATGTTGACGATAAACTTTTAAAAAGTGCGATTAAAGAGGCTCAAGAGATTTATATTCGTGATATAATTGGTTCGGGTTTGTACGATGAATTGCAAACACAAGCCTTTGCAGGTACTTTAACCGCTAACAATACAACGCTTTTAGATTCGTATATCGCTCCGTGTTTGAAATATTACACAATTACTGAATCTATGCTTCCTATGACTTTTAAAATGATGAATAAGAGCGTAGCAGCAAGAGAAGCAGAGAACGCAAGAGCGGTAAGTATAGACGAGTTAACAATGATTGAAAAGCGATTTCGTGATAAGGCTGAATATTACGCTAACCGATTAAGAGATTATCTCCGTGAAAACACAAATACATATCCATTGTTCCTCAATCCTGGAAGCGGATTTGACACAATTCGACCTAAAAACACATCTTTTTATGGTGGGTTTTATCTTGGTGACGATATGGATAATTGCTATTGGAACTATGACTATCCGCACGAATAAATGGCAGAAAAACAACGAAGCCAAACTAATCAAATTTCTAAATGACGCTAAACCAAATAATCGCAAAGATTCAAACTCAAGCCGAAAGCCACAAAATGGTGGGAAAGTTCGGAGTGGGTCAACAAAGTAATCTAACCGTAGAAAATATAGAATACTATCCGCTTGTTTGGTTATACCCCGATGGTTTTACTTTGGATTTAGCCAACAAACTACAAACCTATAACTTCGCTTTATTAGTGATGGATAGAGTTTGGGAATCTGAATCTAATGTAATAGAGGTACTATCCGACACGGCTCAAATTATGGGTGATATATTTGCGTTGTTAGATTCCGAGTATCAAAATGAAGTGTGGCAATTAGTAGTCAATCAAAATGCGACACCATTTTACGATTCACGCACGGACATATTAGCAGGATATGCAATTAACTTCTCTATACAAGTTCCTTATTTGGCTGATTCTTGCGTTGTGCCTGTATAATTGTTTTCAAAAGAAAACGCATTATAAGCACACCACAGACACTCAAATAATAAAGTGGACTGATAGTATAACCAAGTGGAAGAAAGTCCGTCAAACGCTTTTAAAATATGACACGTTATATATTGATACTTTTAGCCGTGATTCCGATGGTCTTAAACGGGCAATTAATCTGCATAGATACATCGATAGTATCGAATGCGAATAGGTACTTAGTAAAGGGTGCGAATGCTCGTAGAGATGTTATTAGATTAAACAAATTAGTCAAGGCTGATTCTGTAATAATTAACTACCAAGATTCAGTGATTGAACGTCTTGAATTTAATACAGATTCCTTAGACGTTGAAATTCAAAAAAGAAATCATACTATTTTATTACAAAGAGATGTCATAAAAGGAGTAGGAATGTGGGCGATATTGGTAACAATTATGGCAATATTTTTATGAAGAACATAATCAAATCGTACTTGGAAAAGTACCCCGATGCACCTAACCGCACACTTGCAAAATTAATTTTAGAAGAAAACCCACAATTTAAAAGTATTGAATCAGTAAGGGAAAAGATTCGTTATTACAAAGGTGCAAAGGGTGAAAAACATTTGAGTCATTTAGCAACTCACGAATTTGTCACTAAAAAATCAACCATTCAAGAGGGATTAGAAAAACTAAAGGTATTTTCTCATAATAAAGAGATGGTTAACGTCCATCTAAAAGAGGGTAGATATTTAATCTTATCAGATATTCATATCCCATATCACGATATGGAGGCTTTATCTACATCGTTAGAATGGGGATTGAATAACGACATTGATTGCATTATTTTAAATGGGGATATTATGGACTGCTACCCAGTATCTTCGTTTATTAAAGAGGTTGGGATGCCGTCACTACGAGAGGAGATAGAGATGACTAAAACCTTTTTTGCTTATTTGCGTGAACTATTCCCAATTATACCGATATATTACAAATTAGGAAACCACGAGGAGAGAGTTAGAAACTATTTATTACGCAATGCTAAGGAGTTTTCTGATGTAGAGAATTTAAAGTTTGAAAACCTATTAGGACTAAGTGAGTTTAAAATCAACTTAGTTAATCGTGAGATAATCAAATTAGGTAAATTAAACGTATTGCACGGACACGAGATGGGAGAGAGTGTATTCTCACCGGTGAACCCTGCACGAGGTATGTTTCTCAAGGCGAAATCTTCTACTATCTTTGGTCATAACCACACAACAAGCCACCATTCAGAAAACAATATTAATGGTGAGGCAACGGGTGTTTGGTCAATGGGATGTTTATGCACATTATCGCCAGATTACAGACCATACGCTTATACCAAGTGGAATTTAGGTTTTGCAGCGGTTGACGTTAAACAAGATGGTAACTTCATCGTTAAGAATTTTAAAATATTAAACGGAGAAATCTACTAATGAGAATCTTAAAAGTTGAAATCGTACACCAAGAGCAACAAGATTCGATTTACAAGGAAGTTGGCTTAGGTGCGGATATTGTCGAAGTCTTAGAGGATGGATATATCAATTTAGACGATGTTTCGGGAGCAATTGCCAACTATGACTATACTAATGTTCTTTTTAAAGGCGGTCAAATGCTACTAATTACGATGGATATTAATAGATTTGTAGCAGAATGGATATCGTAAACAAACCAAGCCACTACAACAAAGGCGAAATTGAGGCAATGGATGCAATCTTAACCGCAGTAAAAGGACTACCACCAGAAGAAGCGTACACAATTGGAAATGTAATTAAGTACGTTTGGAGGTACGATATGAAAGGCGGTAAAACTGATTTACTTAAAGCCTCTTACTATTTAAATAAAACAATGGAACTCTATGAAAAGCGTTCAAACATTTCTAAACCAACGGGGCTTTAATCTAAAAGTTGACGGAGTAATCGGTCAAAAGACCTTAGACGCTGCGAATCAGTGGGTGCAGAACTATTTTTCTGTTAAGCGTTGGATATGGACTCCGAAGAGTTTAGTATTTGTTCGTACAGACGATAAACTCACCAATACATTTGATGACTTTTTATTGGTAATTGTCAACGAGCGTGTAGTATCAATCGTGCCATGTTCAACCACCGCAGGTAAATTCTATGTACAAAACCCAATAACACACGGAGGAGTTACCGGAACGGCAATCGCAATACCTGCACAATACTTGTGGACACATCAATTTATTACTTCATCAAATTGGAAATCTCTTTGGTTAGGTATGCCCTATTTCAAACAAGTTAAAGCGATAGATATTTACCGAGACGGCAACAAGGACGGAGTAATCGATAAAACTAAAACCCAACACGGACTATTTGGCATTAATTTCCATAGAGCAGGTGCAGGAAGTTTAGTTGACCGATGGAGTGCAGGTTGTCAAGTTGTACCCGATGGTTATTGGAAAGAGGTAATAAAATATTTTACAAGTGGTGAACTAATACACTTTAATCTCATTGGCTAAGACTATCAACATAGATGAGTTAATAAATCGCTTAGGAGAGGATAAAACACTCTTCACGGAAGAATCATCCCTATTACAACAGATAATCGCTGATTGGTCAAATAAAGCGGTAAATCTGATGCGTAAGGAGTTGGACAATAAGAACGCCAACGCTTCATCATCATTAAAACAGTCTATACAACCAGGTGAGATAACACAAACTCCTACTTCGTTATTGATTACGTTCTTAATGGAGGACTATTGGGAACAAGTAGAGTTCGGACGTAAACCAACTAAAAGCGGTCACAAAGAGGGTACTCCATATCTATGGCAATCTATCAAAGAGTGGATGTCATTTAAAGGTATCAAACCAAACAAAGGTGTTTCATACGATACATTAGCACGTGCAATCGCAAGAAAGATTCACAGACGTGGTTATAAAGGTAAACACTTTATCGAAGATTCATTCACAGAATCACTACAACAAGAACTTGCCAACGAATTAGCGACCAAGTTAGGAGATATTATTTTCTCGATAGATATTAAAAAATAAATTTGCATAATTGAAAGTTTTAGTTTACCTTTGCTTTCACTATGACAATAGAACAAATCAGAGAAGAAATCCTAAAAAAACGCTATCACGGCATTTACAAGGACATCCAACACAGAACAGGGTTGAGTTTACCAACCATTAGAAGATATTTTCACGGAGATATCTATCAGAAGAACGCAAAGACAGTATTATCAACGGCTTACAAATTAATTAAGGAAAATGAAGTGGGTAGCAGTTTTGGCGAATGACATAGTATTAGACTATCATTCCATTCAGTACTATTTTAGAAAATCCGATGTAGAGGCTTTTCTCGTTGGATTAGACGATTCATTAGTTAATCAGTATTACAAGTCAACCGCAGTACCTTTCGAGGATTGCATAGACTTTGAAAATTGGTTTGACTTTGAGCAATTTCAAACAGACCATCACGATGCATTTATGTGTCACCTTTATTTAGGATGGATTTCCGGCAAATTAAAACATTACAACTATGAATAAATCAGAATCAATTGCGAATCTTGCAGCGGCTTTGTGCAAGTTCCAAGCAAACATCGGAAAGGTTAAAAAGGAAGCAACCAATCCGTTTTTCAAATCTAAGTATGCGTCATTGGCGAACATATTAGATGTAATTCAAAAACCATTAGCGGATGCAGGGTTGTCTGTATGTCAATTACCCGATGCAGACTGCTTAACAACCATTCTAATGCACAATAGCGGTGAGTGGATAGAGGCAACCTATTGTATGCCAGTGGTAAAAACTAACGACCCCCAAGCAATGGGTTCTGCTATTACTTACGCAAAAAGACAATGTTTAGGGGCAGTTCTTCTGTTGAACATTGATGAGGACGATGACGGAGAAAAAGCAATGCAGAGAACACAACCGAAAAAACAAGAAGTACCACAAGAAAAACCATTCATAAATCCTGCGATGGTTCAATGGGAGAAAGCGGTTGAACACATTAAAGGTGGTGGAGCGATTGAGGACATACTCAAGAAGTATCAACTCAAGCCCGAACACTTGACGATTTTAAAGGCGGTTAAATGAATGATTGAATATTATGAGAACAATTGAAAATAAATTTATTCGATTATTGGTTGCATTGATTATACCAAGTTTAGTATTAGGGTATGGTTTTTTACTTACCGAATATCCAATAATAGCAGGTGCAATAACGGTAATATTATCACTTATTGTATTGACATACATTATTTATAAATTTTTAACACCATAATGATATCAACAAACTTAACAGAAGAAGCGTGGTTGCAATTACGGCAGTCACGCTTTACAGGCAGTGAGATTTATAAACTGATGGGTAAACCTCGTAACAAATCAGAGTATCTAAGTGAAACTGCTAAATCCTACGTTTACGAAAAAGCAGGAGTTATCCTTACCGGAATCCAACCAGAAATATTCGGTAGAGCATTGGAATGGGGTAAAACTTACGAGCGTCAAGCCTTTGATACTTTCGCAGCACAGGACTTTAAAGAGTACACATATTATGGAGGTGAAACTTTCACGTTCATAGAGTTTAACGAAATTAGCGGATTTTCTCCCGATGGATTAGGCGAGGATTCTATAATAGAAATCAAGTGTCCGTTCAACTCAGCGGTTCACTTACGCAACGCCACAATTACCGATGCTGAAAGTTTAAAGGATAATCACCCCGAATACTACTGGCAAATGCAATTTGGGATGTTATGCACACAGACCGAATACGGAATCTTTGTAAGTTACGACCCACGTATGCCCGAATCTCACCAACTATTTACATCGGTTATTGAGTTGGAAGATATACGAGAGGAAGTAGAAGAGAAACTATACCACGCAGGATTGATGCTTAATAGTATCATTCACTAAGGAAATCGTTCATTCACTAAAAAAAGTAAATAAAAGTGAAAATAAATTGAAAGTATGTATTGCAATATCAAAAGTTATCTGTACTTTTGAATCATAATACAAACGGATATGAAAAATTATAACAACCTAAACGAAAACGAAATCGTAGTTTTAAAAGCAATTGTTGACGCATCTTACAAGTACACTCGTGGATGTTTCACCTACTTTAACGAAGTTCTTGAATTTGTAAATCAATTAACAGAACAACAAGTAAAAGGTTATATTTCTCAATTGCTTCAAAAAAATTACATTTATGTTGATGTATGTGAAGATAACCAAATCACACCTGGACTTAATTTTGAACTTTTCACTCAATACGAATTTTAACAAACTAAACAATGGGAGGGGAAACCCTCCCTTTTAAAACCTATAACTATGTTACCAATAGAATTTTTAATCTTGTATCCCATCAGCCTACCTATCGCATTTTTATTGCACAAGGCTTGGAAGAAGTTAACGACTAAATCCGAACTACCAGAGGCACAACCTTACGAGTTCGAGAAAGACCAACCAATCAGCAACTTTAACGATGTCACAACGCATTGGAAGAGAGAGGCTAATAGAATGTATAGAGGAGGTCAACTATGAAACTATACACAGAATTTGAAGTACGCAAGGCAATTGAATTGGCACAAGAATGTGAACACGAATGTGGTGGAGTTTATTTTGACTATACTGAAAAAGAAATAATAGATGAACTAACCCCCATTGAACTACCAAGTGATGAGGAGATATGGGAAGAAGGTAAATTGGTATTTAGTGAAAAAGGTAAAACTATTTATACTCATTACAATACAGTTCCAAGCTGGAGTGATGGAGCAAAA